ATAAATATAAGTCGAGCCGATAGCCTCAATTATATACTTACAGTTGTCTGTAATCAAAATTGATGGACGACCCTCACCATCTAAGCGTGTTAATCTTTGCTTAACTGCCTCTAGTCGAGGTTGCAATTTGTTATTCCCACCTGGATCTTCAATGGGTATGCCGTGCTTTAACAGCACGTCGAATGGTGAAATGTCAAGCGCTTGTGTCTCAACATTACCGGCAGGGTCTCCCCATGCACCTTCAATGGTACTCCGTGGGTATTTTTGACGTAGAACTGGTAGCAGATACTCTGTACATAATGTGTCAATGGAAATGTCCTCACCCATCACTTCATCAATTACAATCAACTTACCAGAGTTGGTTGCCGTCGCAATCGTACACACTGGCGTACGACCAAAGTCAAAACCTAAGTATAGCCGCATGGACGTTGGTAGTTTCTCATGTCCACCAACCCAAATGTGCGTATCTCGTCTGAACTCTGGATACACAACCTTACCTGTTACAATATCAGCAAAGTCACCTTCTACATACGCACGGATCCGTTGACGATCACCGCTCAACATATTGTAGTAATAAGCGTACCCACCCGGTAAGTTATCTATATTCTCAGCAGCTGGATTAGGTACCCAATCACCTTCAGTACGTTCAATCAATGCTGGTGGCTGTCTAAACAACTCGAAGTATGGACGACCTGTCTGCTCCTCGATAAGTTTAAAATCCTTATCTCGTCCACCCAGTGCCCATCTATATAACCAGTGATCTTTTCTCGGACCATTCGTCGTCCCTAGAAGACCTGTCCATGTCGGCTTGCCTTTCCACCCACTCGGATAACGACCAATACGTCGAACCACCGAGTCAATTAACTCCTCCGGCAATTCCGAAATCTCATCCAACATCGCGTTTGTCGGCTCATAGCCTAACAATTTACTCACCGCATCTTCCGTATCAAACGATACAAACTCAATGTCCCAGTGCACGAATGTCTCATCAGATAACTTAGCACGTACATGTGCGGTAGGGGGGAACGACCCTTTCTTAAATGTTATCGCCTCTCCCAACCACCCAAGCATATTCTCAAACGTCGGTATGGTGGCTGACTTCAAAACCTGATATGTATTACGTCCGACAAGCGTACGAGAATACCGCACTTTATCAATTTCAGACGGCTCTTGCATACAAGCCCGTCGGAAAAGTTCAATGGCCAAGTAAGACGTCTTGGCGCTACCTGCGGGTCCAATAGTAAATTTAATGAACGCCTCAGACTGCGCCATTTTATTTAGCGTTGGATATTTATTTAAATCAAACTGGTTCACTCGTTATCTCCTTAAACATGTTAGTATCCACCACTTGCGCGTCTTCAGCCTCAATCATTTTGTCCGCACTTTTTACCGGCGTGATATTAATCGGCTCTTTCTGCACAGGCGGTAATTTAGACGGATCACCAAATGAAAAATTAAGTACCATACCAGCCGAGCTTGTTACCTCGTCACCTTTCGCCGCTGACGCATTACCTCTAATAACCTGTGTATGTGTCATTGTCGCCAGCATCTTTAACTCACGAACAACCGTACACACCTCATTCGGCTTTATGTCATCGCGTATCAGTTGCGACGCCAGCACGTCCACTGCGTCCTCTAATGCCGCCGCTGCCTTCATCTGAGCAGTGATCATCACCCCCTCGTCCATCATGATCCGTAGGTTCTTGATCTCCGTCTTGAAGACAGGCATCTCTATAATCTGAGCCAAGTCAGCCGCATCTAGCCCATACTGCGCTATAATCTCTTCACCGTGCTGTTTACCAAACAACACAATGTCACGCGCTAAACTTGGTATATAAACGTTCTTGTAGAATAATGAAGACATGCGCCCTAGCTCGTCGCCGGCTTCACTCTTCTCAATTAAATCTTGTACTGTATTATCACTCACGAGGGACTCCTTCATAACAACCTGTATTTTACGCACTCTAACAAGGTCACGCAATGAGTTACAAACTTTACTACGAAGGGCACGGACAAACCTCTACCCATGACGACGTGCTCAATCAAGAAACAACATGGGACGCAGGCTCTCAAGGCAACGTCAAAAAAGGCGGTAAGTTCGGCCCCGGTGGCAGCTTCCCAAACGGCACCATCTTTGACGGTGCAACCCTCGTTAACTTTCTCCAATTCGCCGACGGTTGTATCTTTGTCAACTGCACTTTTGTCCTCGACAAGCGACAACCCTACTCCAAGTTCGGTCAAGGCTGCATCTTTGACAACTGCACACTCAATGGCGTCACCATCCCAAAAGATGCCGTCCTCAACAAGTGCAAGGTAGGTCAAGCCAGCGTCCAAGCACAAGTCATCGACAAACAAGCGCAAGCCATCCCAGACGGTGGTGCCATTAAAGTCCGTAACCCAGTCACCCTCGGTACTCGTATCAACAACCTCGACGGTAATGTCACGGGTATTCCTGGTATACACGGTAGGTCGGATCAGAAACCCGATACCAGCAAAACCGAGGACTATAAACCCGCTGTATAAAAAAGGGGTACCAGCTCTCGCCGTACCCCAAATAGGATGATTTAAGGACTTCTGAAATTATGAAACTTTCCATGTGATACTAACGTATCGGTCAAGCACCCGTTGAAATGTCTGGAAACCTAAGAAACCCATACACAAAGGAAATCATCAGGTGCTTGCCGATAAATTAGTAAGTGTCCGATGGCGGGACTCGAACCCGCGACCACTTGTAGAGCTCTCCCAGCTGAGCTACATCGGACATAGTGTACCCTACGACTAGCCCCCCTCGGAGTGTGGTCTCGGCTAGTAATGCCCATCCGAAACCTGACAAACCTGCTATGTGCAGGGTACAAGGTCATTATACCGCAACACATAAAGAGACGCAATCGCGCAGTATTTAAACTACACTCGTTTTCTCAACGAATGTCGTGCTACTGCACCTACCATCTTCAAGAACGTAGTATGACTCATCTTACCACGGAACGCCGCCGCTGCCTTTGTAACAAACACTTTCCCTAAGCCGCCTGACGGAACTAATACGGCTGAAGTCAAGCTATTGTCTGTTGTAAGGCGTGCGCCAGTGTAGTAACAGCGTCCCTTTTGTGAAGACCATAATGCCAAGTAAGAACCTACTACGATGTTGATGGGTACATTACGCAAGTTCTTGCGTGCCATAGGTAAGAGGAAAGTGACAGTTTCCTCTGACACGCCAGCTTGTGTCGCTAAGGCTTGTATTTCACTTGCCTTGAGCTGCATCGAGAGATTCCGCTTGCTGAGCACGCCTTCGTTCTGCATACGCTTAATAACGTCTCGAATTGTATTGACACTCATAGACAGGGTGTTGGCAATCTGAGCGCGAGAATACCCAGCGTTCCATAACCCTTTAATTTGTGCCTTATCTTCGTTTGTTACTCTGCGTTTTTGCTGCTTCATCCGATTATTGTGCCAGCGATTTAATACGGCTGGTCCTCAGTTCTTTCGTTGTTTTGCATTTTCGTTGGCGGGGGGCCAATCGTTGGTACAGGGGCTATTATATAGTAGCGCTGGTAGTTGTCAATAGGGGGTGGGTGAAATTTTACATGCTGTGTTACTTAGGTGTTTTGCGGTGGGGGTGGTTTTCAGGTAGGGGGGACTCCTATATATAGTAGTGGGATTGCGTGGGATGGTAGATGTTGAGTTGCTGGGAGTGTGAGGTGCGAAAGTCGC